TAGATATTCTGTAATATCAACCATGTCAGCTTCAGAAGGTCTTTGTACTATTTCACCAGCATCTTTTAATTTTTGTTTATATACATCTGAGATACCAGCAGCTTTAACGAAGTTATTTAATAAACCTTCATCAAGTCTTTTACCTTGGGCTGAGGATTGCATAATAGCTAAACCTAAAGTAAAAGCTGGATTAGCCATCATTCCTTCAAAACCACCATTCTTTTCCCAATTCTTTTGGATAGTACCCCCTGGTACTTTTAAAATTTTTTCAACAAAGTTAGGATTAATAGGAGGAGCTTTTTCTCTAGGAAAATCTTTAGTTTCAGGTTGAGGTCTAATATCATATCCTTTTGACATACTTCCAACACGAACTGGAATTCCAAGTTTTTGTGCAGCTTGTTCATAAGATAGATTGCCAGCTATCATTTCATTTCTGATAGCCATATCAGATTCACCTTCAAGACCACCTTCAGCTAAAGATACTTTTTGTTCAGCTTTACCTTTACGTTTTGGACCAGCACCTGTGTAAAAGGTTTGACCATCACGTGAAGTGATTTGACCTGTTTGTTGCATTGATTCTTTTATGATTCTTTCTCTGTCTTCGTTTTTTCTTAGACCAAAACCAAAGACATTAAACATTTCTGACATTATATTATTCCTTTATTTAAACTGTTTGTGTGTAAAAAATTATAAAATGGACTATTGCTATTTACAGCTGCCCATCCAATAGGAGATGGTGTTCCTAATGTTTGTGCTACATTTGCTTTAGCTGCAGCATAAGCAGCACTTAAATTAAATGGCGTAAAACCAGCTAAAGTTTGGTTGTTAGGTGCTTTCATTGCAGCAAACCATGTAGCAGCTGGAGATGTATACGTTGTATTTTCTGATGTAGACATTGTAGCAGATGATATAGAATTTGGTGTAACTACTGTTCCTTCTCCACCACCTTCACCACCTGTTACATCATCAACTCCTTTAATACTAGGAAAGCCTTCGCTTAAATTAGCACCAGTAGCCCATAGTAATCTTAATGTTGGAGACCAATGTATAGCTTCAGGTGCTTTATCCCAATGTTCTTTAAAAGTATAATCTGTTCTTCGATCAAAACTTTGTGTATCAGCATTCCATCTGTAATCGCCTGCTTTAGGTCCAGAACCAAAAGCTTCTTTTAATGTAGCAGCTTCTTGTTTACCTGGATCATAAGCAGGATCATATGATACAGAATCTGGATCATCAAATTCTCCGTGTATAGTTTCTATTGGCACACGAGGTTTATCATATGCATCTGTTACTAATGCATCTGCATCACCTGTTTCCATATATTCTGTTTGTTGTAAATCAGATGCTGCTTGATTGGCAGCCGCAACAGCTAAATTATGATCAACGCCAGAATAAAAATCACTATCAGGATTAGTTATTTCTTGACTAACTGTATCTAGAATTAATGATACACCTGATTTTTCTGATTCTACTGGTAGTGCAATTTCTGGTGCATTAATAATTGTTGCGTATTCATCATGTGTATCACGAGTAGCTGCTTGTGAAGCATTTCTCTCTTGATCGCTATAACCACCAGAAGAGTCTCCACCATAATTTCCACCTGCGGATGCTCCTCCTACTGGTCCTTGACTTGAAGATGAACCACTACCCCCGTAATGCCCTGGCATTGATGTTCTCCTTAGTTAACTAATGCTATGATCATAATAACAACTACAATAACACCTATAGTTATTTTCTTATGTTCTTTAGCTAATTTTATATATTCTTTTATTTGTTCCATTATAATAATCCTCCTAATAATCCTCCAAGACCTCCAAGTAAGGCTCCTCCCATAGTTCCTGTCATAGGTGGTAGACCAGGTAAAGTCATTCCGCCTTGAAATAAAGAGCCGCCTAATGCAGCACCTGTCATAGCACCGCCTGCAGCCATTCCTAATGGATTAGCTCTTGGAGCTTGTGAACTTGCTTGTTGAGTTGGTAAACCATATGCAATGGGTGCAATGGTATTGTAGTATTGAGCTAGAGCAGCTTGTGGTCCCATTTGTTGTTGTCGTTGTATATCTTCAAGAGATCCACCGACAGCTGTTAAGCTGGGTACAGCTCTTGCAGTTTGTAGTTGTCTACCTCGTTCTCTTTCCAGTTGACCAAAAGCATAAGGTAAAGCCTTTTGTGCGACTTGACCTATAACTGCTTGTTGAGCCATTGGGCTTGTTGGTGTTCTACCCTGACCAGAAAATTGTCCAGCAACACTAGAATATACATCTTGGGCAGATTGTTGAATCAAAGGAGATAAAAAAGGATTCGTATACTGACCTTGAATTGTACCTAATATTTGCTGATTTGCAGCATTAGCCATGGCTTCTTGCGTAGCTAATCCTTGCATTGTTTGATCTGACGGAGGGACATACCCTGCCGCCATTGGTCCTTGACCATAGATTTGCCCAGCTTCAGATATAATCTGACCTAAAGCAGGTTCTGCTGGTCCATAAGGTTGTGTTGCTTGTGTAGTAGTCGTTGTTCCGCTACCACTTCCGCCTCCTCCAAATGACATATTATTTATTCTCCTTTTTTTTTTCTAGTAATATATGAGTTTCTTTATATCCGAAGGGTTTAAGAATTTTCTTCCACCCAGGTCTGGCTACTAACTCTAGTAAATCGCAGTTATGTATCCAAGCAAAGTCCTCAATGTGTTTAATTAAATGTTGCCATTGTTCACGATGTCTTCCTATCATAATTTTTATGTTTAGGCATCGTTGTAATGGTCGTTGTATTATTTCAGTTACGACAACTCCGTAATATTTATTGTTATCAACGTCAGGATCCCAAAGAATCCAGAGTTGCATCTTTTCTTCTTTGATCCATTCTTTAATATGATCAGCTAATGCATATCCGTTAGAACTAGCTAAAGCATTGGCTATATCAGATTTCACAATCCCCCAAGCTTGATCAACACTCTTGGTAGGTATGTTAAGTAATTGGATCACGTGATCACTAAGTAACTTATTCCTATATGTGTTGAATCTGTTGCGCTCATAGTTGCTTTTAAAGCATCAGATTCTTCGAGTACTAAAGGTACTGATAATAATTCTACCGCAGTATTAGCTGCAAGCGTTTGAGTTTTTAATATCGTATACTCGGTACTCGCAGAATCATCAGATAAATCTAATGAAATCGTTGGTGTGTTAGAAGTATTATTAGTAACTCTAATAGATCTAATGACTACAGTTGAATCAGCAGCTGCAGTTAATAAAGTAGTTTCAGAAGTTGTAGCTAATGCTACTCCAGTAAATTTATAGTTATTTGCCATCTTTTTTAGGCTTATCTGGTTTAGGTAAATAAGTTAAGATTTCTTTTAGCTTTTCTGTATTTTCTGCTTTAATCTTAATCCATTTATCTAAAACCTCAGCATGATTAGAATGACCTGCTACAGCTAAAGCATTAGTTGTAAACAGTTTAATCTGAAAATCAGCTTCAATAATTTTTGATTCGTAATCTTTTTGTAATGATAAAAGTAATTGCATATTTAAAACGCCCAACTTACAAATGAATATCTAACACCTTTTGTTACTTCTTTAACTTCATGTGGGTACATAAAGTTAGATGGAAATAAAAGTATATCTCCTGTTTTTAACTTAATCTCTTTGCCTCTGCAATAAAATTCTGCACCTTCATAATCCTCATTTAATTGAGCAACAATAGATATAATAGGTATACCCTTCATTTTACCATCAAAGATGCTGTGAATATGATCATAATGCTTTCGCATCATTGTACCAATGAGATACTTATTAAATCGTATAGGTGAAAATTTAGTTAGCCACTGTGTTCCTGTCTTATCCCCTGGAACGGAATACTTTTCTTGGTATTCTTCTAAAGCTTTAACCAGATGAGGTGTAATTTTATTCTGTTGTTCTTGGGTGCAAGGCATAACATCTAGTTCTTTTGTAGACTCTGATGAACTTTCTCCTGTAGTATAATTATTCCAGGTATGTTTTTTCCATTCTTTTTTATTGCATTCATCAATTAAAGATTCACATAAATCTTTAGGTATGATATTCGCTATAAAAATATAATCATCAACTTTATCCATAAAGCTCTCTAATATTTAAATGAGTTAATGAATCTCTGCTTCCTAATTCATCAATAGAGAAAGTATTAAAAGACATGCTATAGCGTTCTTCATTACCTTTATTAAGTGGAACGGAATGCCTTAAGCTTGACGGAAATAATACCATCTCACTATCGACCATCGGTAATAAAAAAGTTTCAGCGTTGAAGGTGTTATATTTTTCAGGGTTTAATTTTATGCCGTCTTGTACTGCTTTACTAAATTGTATGGGAGGCAGAGCCTTGGATTGTCTAAAATAAAAGACACCACTGATAATACTGTTTGGGTGAACATGGTCATGATGTTTACTATGTGGTGGATTTCGATTGGTCCAAGCTTGGGTTACCACGAGTCGCTGTTTTGTTTGAAGAATATTCTGTGTATATTTATTTAAGCTTTCATAGATGAAATCTTTAATTTTGGATAACTCTTTATGTTTTAATAAATAGGTATCATCAGATTTAAAGTTTCTATTTTCTTTTTGTTCAATATATCTTAAATTTTTAATGAACTCGAATTCTTCTTCAATGGAATTTTCGTATTTACAAATTAGAACTGGTATTGGAAAAATCTGCAGTAGTTCGTCTTTCATATATCCCTTGTTAATTATGAAAGAATATTATATTCTACAATTAAAGTCCACCATGAGAATCTGAGATACCTGCTGTATATCCTCTTGCAACACTTAAATCAC